ATATGGCTTACCTCAATGGGTATATGCACCATGGCCTTCAACTTGAATGGTTTTAACTTTAACCAATCAGTTGTAGACAGTTCAGGAAAAGTGGTACCAACATGGGGAGATGTTCTTAATAGAGCAAACCTCGGTATGGAAGTTATGCACGAGCGTAATGCTCACAACTTCCCACTTGATCTAGCATCTGCAGAATCAACCAAAGTTGCTTTACTTGCTCCAGCTGTAGGTTAAATATCCTACACAACTTGATAAGCCTCTCTAAATGGGAGGCTTTTCTTTTGAGCATCTTTTAATACAATAAATATACATACCAGTTCAATATGGATAAAGACGACGTTAAAAAGTTAATAGATCGTTCCATTGAAATTGCAATGGATAAGCATAATCGTAATGCCACGATCATTAGTGCAATCTTAGGATTCTTTTGTTTAGCTGCTTTTGTAGATGGTCTATTTAGAATTCTTGGAAGAATTCCTCCATTTTTAGGATTAGATGTAAATATTATCCCTAGTCTTATAGGACAATGAGTGAGTTTTCTTATGTGTTTGCATGGTCATATTTAACAGCATTTCTATTAGTATTAACTATTAAATTCATTACAGATACTAATGACAAAGATAATTAAATAACTGTCTCTTTTACGGTTTACATTTATTTGTTTAATGCTAGATTCAAACGTAATAGTTAACTATTCAAAATGATTAAATCAGTTCTTAGCGTAGCTGCAGCAAGTGCTCTTGCTGTTCCTTCTGCATTTGCAGGAGTCTACGTCAACGTAGAAAACAATGGATCATACACAGGATCGAATTACACATCAGCAACTACAGACCTCCATCTCGGCTATGAAGGTGAAGTTGGTTCTATTGGCTACTACATTCAAGGAGGACCAGCTGTGGTTCGCCCTGACGGTGCTGACAGTGATACAAGGTTCTCTGCAAAAGCTGGTGGCTCTTTTGCTGCAACTGAAAAGCTTAATGTTTATGGCGAGCTTTCACTTTTAACAGCTGATTCTGATACAAACAATGATGGTACTTACGGCACTAAAGTAGGCGTTAAGTATTCTTTCTAAGTTTTTAAATTAAAACTTTTATACATGCCCTTCAAAAAGAAGGGCTTTTTTATTTTCTTTAGTAGGGATAACTACCTAGTACTTAACAAAACTTAATGTAATATATAAAGAAGCGAATTTTATTCTCATGACTCCTGAAGCAGAAAAGTTTAACGGTTGGGCAGCGATGATTGGTATCGTTGCAGCTTTCGGTGCATACGCAACAACTGGACAAATTATCCCAGGTATTTTTTAAATGAATTCTCACATAATTACTGAATACGGCAAGCAAAACATTTTTGCAAAAGAGACAAAACCTTATATAGATGAAACTTATAAAGGATATGTCGTAGAAGCCGAACAGCTTAATGGACGTTTAGCAATGATTGGTATTGTTGCTTTATTAGGAGCATATATTACAACTGGACAAATTATCCCAATGATCTGGTAGTATTTATATGCCATGAGTTTGGCTAATTAGTAACAATAAACCTCAGTGGACTAGCACTGGGGTTTTTTATTATCCAGCTATAGCAAGCTTTCCTTGACTAGCTAATGCTTTTTTAATATTATTGATATTCCATCTAAAACTTCTACGAGAACGAGTTTCAGGAAAAGCAGCATAATGTGGACCAAGTTTTAAAGTTCCATCATCTCTATATTTGAATAATGTCTCTTTATCAATGCCCAGAGCTTCATAAGCTCGACGGGTAATAACCCATCCATTTACTTTTTTCATGTGTTAAGAAGAGTAACCAATGTTAAGACTATTAAAACTTAACATTTTGTCAACAGGCTTAACAATATTTTTATCTCTATATTTTTCTAATGCAATCTAGGGGTCTTTAAAATTAATTAACTGCTTTAAATATGTATGTTCAACTGTGAACGTGATCCTCTCACACTCCTCGTTGAACTTACTCCAAGACTTGCGAAACGAAGATATAGACAATCAATATATGAAGCCTGGAACTACTGCTGTGGCTATTGTTCTGCACCTGCTACATCATTAGATCATATAATTCCAAAGTTTAGTTCAGGTTCTAGTCATCGTAATAATTTAATTCCTGCTTGTCGTACATGTAATCAAACAAAAGCATCATTGAATATGGAAGAATGGTACCGAATGCAAGATTTTTTTGATGAAGAGAAGTTACATAAGATACAAGAATGGGTTAAAGAAGACATGTCTGATCTCATGATTTATAGTTCTTCTAAGCCTCAAGTTAATTTAGCTATCTCATGAGATTTACAGAATGGGAAAAAGATAAAGATATTTTTGATGATTGTAAATTAGCAAGTAATAATAATGAAGATGCTTTCAATTTTTTAATACAACAAGGATATTGCATACGTGTTATTGATGATTTTTATGATGAAGATAAACCTGTAACTAAAGAAGAAATCTTTGATGTTTTTGAATTATTATTTTCAAAAATACCAAGTAATCCTTTTTATCAAAAATATATTAAAGAATTAGGATCTTTAAGTACTTTGTCTTGGGAAGCCTGGAAAGATTCAAATAGATTATGTAAAGGTTCTTCAACAGATAAAATATATGCACATGTTTATCGAGATCAAATTGAATTGATTATTCCTTTAGTTGCATTATTAACACAAGGATATGAGAAAATGGTAGAAGTAAGAAAAGAGCAAGAACATTTATTTTCAGATAAATGGATTAAATCTCTTTTTCCCGAAGAATTTAAAAAAATTTATGTCAACGATAATATTAATACAGAGGATTTAAAAAATGACGATAACTTATAATCCTAAATCCAAAGGATTTGATATTACTTGGAAAAAAACAGATCATAAAACAGATCATAGAACAGATTATATTGAAGACGTTTATAGACCAGTAACAGTTAGAAAATGTAAAAACAAAAGATATGGAGGGAAAAAGTGTTGGAATGAAACACATATGGAATATGACAAAGAAGCAAGTGAAAATAATAAAAGATTAAATGCAGATAATAGAAAATTAAATGAAGATTCAATCAGATTAAATGAAGCAAATACAAAAACTAATGATGGATATAGAGAAACAGAAAGAGTTGCAACTATTACAAGAGGAAGTGATTATGTTCCACAAAGACAAAATTTAAGAATACATGATAGTGATGGAGCGTCTAAAGCTGAATATGAAAAAGCTTTTAGAGCTTTTTATGTTGATCAAAAATTGCAAAGATGGAATACAGATTTAGGTGCTAAACCTTTATATGGAGAATTTGATGGAGATTATTATGCTTCAGAACAAAGTCCAGATGCTGAAGAACAATGGTATGAAGCTCTTGCTAATGATGATGTAGATATAGTAGAAAGATATTCTAATAATCCAAATGTTTATTATTTACAGCATTATACAAATATTGGAAAACCTGCAAATAAAAGAGGAAATAGAGCAGAAGTAACAGAAAGTGCTAATCGTTATATTGAATTTAAACCTACAGATGCAGATTTACAAGATGTTAGATCTTTACAATTAGGTATCAATACAGATACTCAAACAGAAAGAGTTTTAAATATTCCTGAAGTAAGAGAAGAATGGGAAAAGGCAAAAAGAGATGATCCTTATTGGAAAGAATTAGGAAAAGAAAAATTTTTAGATGTAAGTAAACCTGATGAATTTGTAGCGTTATTTAGATTATCTGATCGAGATCAAGATAAAAATATTCAAATGAATTTTAATGTTAATACAGGATATGGAATTACAGAATTAGAAGATGCTTTAAACGAAGCTGCAGGTTCAAAAGCAACAGTAGATGTAAAACGTTTTGGTGCATTAACTCAAAATGTTTTAAAAGACACTATTGAAGAGATGAAGAAAGCAAAACAGCAAGAAGAATTTATAAGTACAGTAGGTGGTTTTGCAGGATTTAATGAAATTATGGATATGAATAAAACTTTAACAAATTCAATATTAGGTGATAGTGGTGTTGGAGGAATATTATCTTGGACTTCTGGTGGAAAAGCAGAAGAATCTTTAGAAAAATCTTTAGAGAAAATTACAGGAGTTAATAATAATGTTACATATAACTGGCAACAATGGTTTGATACTAAATTAAAAGAAAAATATGATGATGCAATTGAATTAGGTTATACAACAGGTGAAGCTGAAGAACAAATAAGAATTGATGGAGAATTTGCAACTCAATTTATTACAGATTATTTACAACCAAGATTTGATGAGTCTCGTTCTATGGATGAATTTGTTGAATATTTAGATGTAAGACAAGAAGAACAAAACCCTTTTCAGACTCAAGATTTATTAAATGCTGTAAAACAAACAGCTCAATTAAATGCAGATAGTTATTTAGATCAATTAAGAGCTGAAACAGATCGTCGTTTTGATTCTGATTTTTATTTTGATCCCACAGGAAATATAGCTAGAGGAGAGAATTGGACTGAAGGAGCTAATCAAGCTTCTTATGCAGGACAAAAAGAAATGGTAAATCAAGATTGGGAAGATGCAAAAAATGGAGATTCATATTGGGCACAACAAGCTTATAGATTTGGTGTTGATATTAATGATAAAGATGCTTTTGCTCGAATGCATTTTGAAGTAAAAGGTCAAGGACAAGGCTTTGATGCTGCAGAAGATATTTTAAATGCTGGAAAAGTAAAGAATCATATTTATGAAAATATTTTGCCTAACTTAGAAGATGAAGCTTTAAAGCAAGGTTCTATTTTTGGACAATTTGTTACTCCAGAAGAATTTGCAGATGACATGTTAGAAGGAATTGATCCAGGAAACAAAGAACAATGGAATTCAGTATTAGAACAATATGGATTAGAAAATTTTCAAGGTAGTTTTGATGAATTAAAAGAGTATATTATGGAAACTTTAAGAACAGGATCAGCACAAGTAATCAGAGAAAATATAAAATATTTAAATGAAAAACGTAAAAAACCTACTCAAAAAGTTTTAGGAATTACTTATATACAAAGAGATGAAGATTATAAAGATGAAAAACCTAAAGCTGAAACAGAGTTATACAAAACATTTCAAAATGCTGGTTTTCAAGGAACAGAAGATGAATTTTATGATGATTTCTTTCCTGATTTAAATAGATCTGAACAAGTTTTATTAACTAAAGGTGGTAAAGACGATGCATTAAAGACATGGGGATTAGATATGAGAGATCCTTTTGCTTCTCTTAGTTCAATTGAAAGCTTCTTTGGTGAAGAAGAAGAAGATAATGATTATGCAGAAACAGAAGAAGAAAGAGAAAATAGAGAAAAAAGTTACTTTAATGCTGATTTAACAGAAGATGATAGTTGGTCATATAAATCTAAGAAAAAAGAGAAAGATCCTTTTGGAGAATTTACTCATCTCTTTAAAGGTTTATAGACATTTTTTATAAATAATTGTGTATATTAATAGCAATAAGTGTTATTTTTCATGTCAGATTTCTCATTGGCTATTAATTTAATTCGTAAATATGAGGGATTTAGTGAAAAAGCATATCCTGATCCAAATACAAATAAGGAACCATATACTATTGGATATGGAACTCAATATTATCCAGATGGTGCTCCTGTAAAAGCTGGACAAAAATGTACAGAAGAGAAAGCTTTAGAATATTTATTTAATGAAGTGAATGTAATTTATAAAGAACTTTTAAAAGAAAATTTAAATCTTGATGAATATATGATGCAAGCTTTAATATCTTTTATCCACTCTGTTGGATGGGAATCTTTTTTATATAGTCAAATTATTGATTGTATAGAAAATGAAAATTTTTCAGGAGTTTGCGAAGATATAAGTAGATGGATTTTTGATGAAGATTATCAAATAATAGGTGGATTATTAGATAGAAGAAAAGAAGAAATTAAATTATTTTTAACTGAAATCCATACCAATGACTGGAAAACTAGTGAAATTCTTTTAAATGCTTTTAGAACTTTCAATAGTAATCCAGGACAAATTAGAGCAATACAAAAACTGGAAGAAAATATAAATCCATATATCCTTAGTGATTTTGCAAATAACTTTAGAGTTGATAATCATACCCTTAAGAGCTACGCTGAGAATGATTATTTATCCGTTTCTTTAGAAGTCTGATTTAGAATGAATGAATCTATGAAGGATGAAATGTCAAATAAAGCAAAAGAAGGAGAATTTATTCTCCCCTTAGAATTACAGTTCTCCATGCGAAAAGCAGAGATGGGAGCACAGGAAATGACATGGGAACAATTATATTCAGCACTACTTAATTTGTATTATCAAAGACTTATGGAATGGCATGCAGTTAAATCATTAATTGCACAAGAAAATATAAATATTGATTTTGATATACCTACAGATATTGAATTAAGAAAATTAGCTGAAGATGCACGTGAGTATCAAGAAGAATTCGATGAAGATGATGATCCTTTTGCTACTGCTTAACCTAATAATCTATTTAAATACCATTTAGCTTTTTTTAAAGATTCAATACCACCTTTATGTTTTTCTCTCCATAGATATTTAATAATATTTCCTTTTAAATAACCACGAAATTCTTCAGCACTTAATTGAGCTTCAATAGCATCAATACATTCAATGGATCCAGCAGCATAATGTATTGGTCTATCTACATTATCAAAATGATGATAATGAGTATCTTTTTCATCCATACGAGTATCAATAAATTTAGTAATATTTTCCCATTTTAATGGAGATTCTTTAGTTATATAAGTTATATCAGTAACTTCATTTTTTTCTGCTTCTGGACCAGCCATACGCATTATTGGAGAAGTCTCGTCTATGCGGTCAAACCACGTCTCATTAGAGACTGTCTGTACATTTCTTCTGATGGTTTTCCTAGTCCTATTAGAAGTTTCGGTGATTTTGGAGATGAACCTGGATATTGCCCCGCTTCCTCCATTGCTGGAATATAGCCAGTTAATCCAATTCTTTGTGTCTTGTCTCTTTTGTTCGCTTCTATTGCTAGATTCTCCCTTCCCATCCCTGTTTCGCATGCAACCAATCCACGATTGTATTGATCATACAAGGGAACGTCGTTATTTTCATTACTTATTGGTTGTCCAAAATCTTCTATTGATAAAGAAGGACAATCAAGTTCATCAATAAAACTACCTAAGAACTTACTTTTAGATGCGTATCCAGCCATGGGAATATACGAGTCTTGATGTATTTCTTTTACAATATTATCATGGCAAGTTTGTACAATACTAATTACGACCCACAAAGGGATTCAGGTTCTTCAGGTATTGAAGTAACTGATTTGAATCCTGAGAAAATGTATGATACAGATTTACGTAGAGTTGATCCAGATGCAAGAAATGATTTAGAAGAAAATGAAAAGCCAAAAAAAGTTGCTAAATTTATGAGAGCAGCTCGTAAAGCTGGTAAATATAGACAAGATAGAGGAATATCTGAACCAACAATTAGAGGTAAAACACCAGTTACAAAAGCATTTATGGATGGTGTAGAACTACCAAGTTTAAGAGGAAAAAACTATGGTGATCCAGGAGCAGGAGCTACTGAATACTCACGTAAACCTAAACCTAATGCTGGTAGACCTTTTAATTATTTAGATAGTTTTAGTTAAACTTTTGCACATACAACTTCTTTAGGTTGATTTTGATATTTACCTTTACGATCTTTATAACTTACTGAACAAGTTTTTCCACGGAAAAATACTAATTGTATGATACCTTCATTTGCATAAATACGATTAAATAATCCTGTTGCATTATTAATTTGTAGAGTTAAATATCCTTCCCAACCTCCTTCTGCAGGTGTAATATTACAATGAATTCCTGAACGTGCATAACTTGATTTACCAGCTGGAATAACTGTAATATCTTCTGGTAAATGTAAACGTTCTTCTGCAACACATAAAGCATAGCCATAAGGAGGAATCATAAAATATTTTCCATTTTTATCTTCTTTTAATTCTGTTTCTTTTAATATGTCAGAACTAAAATTCTTTGGATCACAATCTCCTCTTGATGGTGTACCAAATATTAAACATTGTTTAGAAGATAAACGTATATCATAACCATAAGAACCTAGACCATAACTAAGTATTTTACGCCCATTTTCTTCTCTAACTACATGATCTGTAAAAGGAGCAATTAATTTATCACCCAAAGACAAAGCTTTGATTTCCCAATCACAAAGAATGCTCATAATTTTCTAGTCAGTTTTATTAGTATAAGAATGTCAGCACAAAATGCGACCTTTTTCCGAATAAATTCCAATAAATCTTTCAGTCATTTCTGTTGGGTTATCTATAGGAGGTAAATAAACTAAAAAAGAAGTACAAGTTTTATGTTTACTAATTCCAGTACTTGTGTTTTTTAATAACAATGGAGCTGTTTTTAAAATACAAATAGGAAAATCAAATATTTTTTGTTCATACCGAATCATGTCAGGACAATTTGTAAAATATAAACCTTGTTTTATATCTTTTGATAACCATGAATTATATAATTTTCTAAACCATACAGCATGAGAAGAAGTCAATGTAGGAGAAGATGCTCTTGTCATCTTCCATTTATCATTTTTTTTATCCCAAAAATAAGCACCTCTTGGAGGAAATAAATAAACATTTCCAAACCATTGTTGAGAATTTAATCCATCATCTGATGGTGTAAAAAAATTAGTTGCTTCAACATATTTATTTGCAATTTTTGAACTTGCTACATCTAGTTCTATACCTTCTAATAAAGCATGTGCTGAAGCTATTAAATCATAATTAGTAATAAGTTCTAAATCTTCTTTTCTTTTAGTAATATCATGTATCGCCATTATTTAGTGCTTTCATCTAATTTATCGTAATCAACTTCAAAATAACGCATTCCTTGCTGATCATTAATCACATATCCTGCTTTTGTATCAGGATCAATTTTTGCAACAGCATCTAAAATTCTTCTAAAACTTTCTGCTAAATCATCATTATTATTTCTTTCAGCATCTTCTTTTGCTGAGTTTAATTGTTCTAAGGTTAAATAAAACATAGAACGATCTTTATTATTCGGCTGAAAAACCATTACTCCTGCGCCTTCTAAAGCCCATAATTTTGTATATTGCATACCCATATCACCTAAAATAAATTTTATTGTTGTGTCTAACATTTTTGCTTTAGTTTCATCTACTTCTGGTCCAAGAATAGATGCTAATAAACGTTCTCTTCTATTCATTTTTTTAATAACCCCTGTCGTGATAATGAGTCTAAAAGTTTAGGCATTGGTTGATATAAAACAACCATCTTTCCTAAGATACCTCGTTTTTTTATAAGTTTGCCATTTTCATCTCGAACTTTATCAAATTCTCCAGAACGTATTAAATATTCAGCAACACAACGTAATCTTCTTTTTAAAGGTAATTCAGCTTGTGGAAATTTACCACAAATAGTATCTGGACTCATATCTTTAAAAGCTATTCTTAAACGATTAGCTAATGTCATATTTGAATTTGCATCTTCTTCTTCGTAGTTTTTTATATTTTGAAGATATCTTTGTAAACAAGGTGTATCAAAAGAACCATGGGGAGGAATAAATGCTTCAACCTGTTTTTTTAATGATGTAGGTAAGAGATCTACATAATTAGTAATTGTTATTTCAGTTATATTTACTTCTTTAAAACGATGTGCTGTCATTCCAGTTTCCCTAGATTTGTAGACTTGTACATAGGAGATCCTTTTTTGCGATAATCCTGATTTTCCATCTTTCGATTTTTTGAAAATGATTGTATTAATTGATTCCATGGAATTCTAATAATTGCTTTTTTTGTAGGATTTGGAGAAGCATTAACATAATGGATTCCTTCAATCCATCCTTTATCAGGAGATTTCCTTCCTAATGCCATCCAATTTCTTAAAGTTTGATCAGAAACATTTAATCTTCTTGCACATTCTTCTGTTGAAAGGTATTCATCAGCAAACGCATTTGGATCTAAAACATCAGTTTCTTCATTTTCATAACGACTATGCCATATTGAACTTAATGTATTTTTTATTCCTTTTAATTCCCATGCAATATCTTCTAAACCTTTTCTAATCCCGTATTTCATAATAAGCATTTCCTTTTATTAGATGCTAGTGTAATTGTGTATCTTTTGCTCAAATGGACTCTCAATTACCTCCTGATCAAGAATCATTAGAAAATCAAATTACACCTGAACAATTAGAACAAATGAAACAGATCGCTAGACAGCGAGCTGTTCAACAAGTTATTGGTTCACCAGCAGCACCTCAACAGCAAAGAATTGTTTATGTAAGAAGAAACCTTACAGTTGCTGAAGTAATTGCTGTATTTATCATTTCTTGTGGAATTGTATTCGGAATACAAATTAGTTGGAACTTTGCTACTAATATATTACCTAGAATAGAAGTAAAAGTAAATTAAGACTCTAAGATTCTCAATTTATAATGAAAGATAAGGCTTATATATATACGACGTGGCAAACAGAAGAATTAGTGAACTTCAAGAAATTGCAGGGTTAAATTTAGCTGATGCAGATTTGCTTACAGTTGTACAAACTGCAGAAGTTGATCCTGCGATCAAAAACAAAAAACTCACAATATCAGGAACAAAAGCATATTTAAATGTTTACTATCTTTCTAGTCAAGGAGGAACAGTAGCTGGAAGTGTAATAATTCAAAATGATTTAACAGTTTCAGGTACAACTACTGCAAATACTATAAATTCAACAGGAACTTCAACTCTTAATGCATTAATTGTCAAAACAGATGCAACAGTAACAGGAACAATCAGTGGTACAACAATTACAGGTACCTACGTAAAAGGTACAAATATAAGTGGACAAACTATTAGTGGTGTTACCGTTACTGGAACTCACGGTAAATTTACTAATTTAACTGCAACTAATATTACAGGAACTACCTTTACAGGAACTACTGCTAATTTTACTAACGTAACTGCTCAAGATTTTACTGTTGACGATGACTTTGTAGTAGCAGATGACGTAACAGTAAGTGGAGATACAACAATATTAGGAACTCTTACAGGAACTGTAATTACAGGAAGTACAAAAATTTTATCTCCTTTAATTACTGGAGGAACAGTTGTAGGTACCACCTTAGTTTCAGGAACAACCGTTACAGGTACTCATGGTAATTTCACGAATGCTACAGCAACTAATATTACTGGAACAACAGTAACTGGAACTACAGCAAACTTCACCACAGTTAATGCAGTCGATTTAAATGTTAGTGACGATGTATTTATAACAGATGATTTAACAGTTACAGGAATAATTGAAGGAAAAGATATTATTAAAGGTGTAACAGTTACAGGTACAACAAAAGTTTTAGCACCCTTAATAACAGGAGCAACAGTTGTAGGTACCACCAAAGTATCTGGAGCTACAGTAACTGGTACTGCAGGTCAATTTACAAATTTAACAGCTACAAATATCACTGGAACAACTTTAATTACTGGTACAACTATCAAAATGAGTGGAGATACAGTTGCAACACAAACTTATGCAAGTGATACCTCAATTGTATTTGCAATTGCTCTCGGATAAGGCAGCGTAAAATAATAGATAACATGCTAGAACTTTATTTATAAATGGCTCGTTTTATCTCGGTTATTCGAAAAGATGTATCGAACAGTTCTGGTTCACCAACTGCGATCATTACAGGATCGACAAATTCAAGTGGAGTACCAGCTTCAACTTATGGAGTTGTTCTTAGCATCTTAGCTTCGAATAAACATGCCAATTCTCAAAATGTAACTGTCCAACTGATTAAAGCAGGGGGAACAGGAAATGAGGTTGTTGGTTCATTAATAACTTCTGGAGTTATTCCTAGTAAAGCTTCCTTGGAATTTATGACAGGAAACAAGATGATTGTTGAACCAGGAGATTGGTTAAAAGCTTATGCAACTGCTGCAAGTTCGATAGATATAACTGTTTCATACATGCTTAACCCTCAAGATACTTCTATTTAAATCATGGGATACATAGGAACACAGGCACCCAGATATTCTGCTCCTGTCGGAACATCTGATATTACTAACCAAGCTGTAACTGCTACCAAACTTAGTGCTGCTGGTGGTAGCGAAGGACAGGTTTTAGAACTAGATGGAAGTGGAAATTTAGTTTGGGGTCCTGATGCATCAACTATTTATCCAGGTGCAGGAATTGCATTAAGTACAGGATCAGCATGGGGAACAAGTATAACTGCTCCTGCTAGTGCTTTAGTAGGTTTAACCGATACACAAACCTTAACGAATAAGACATTAACAGCTCCCGTTATTAATAGTTTAAGTACTTTATCTGTTACTAATAATGTCACAGTAGGTGGAGATTTAACAGTTAATGGAACGACTACTACAATTGATACTACTAATTTAGATGTAGAAGATAAAAATATAACTCTTGGAAAAGTTTCTAGTCCTTCAGATACTACTGCCGATGGAGGAGGTTGGACTTTAAAAGGTGCTACAGATAAAACATTTAATTGGGTTAATTCAACAGATGCATGGACATCTTCTGAACATATTAAAGTTGCTAGTGGTAAAACATTTATTGGAGACGGATCAACTTTAACTGCGTTAAATGCAACTAATTTAAGCTCAGGAACAGTAGCTACTGCAAGACTTGGTTCTGGAACAGCTTCTAGTTCTACTTTTTTAAGAGGAGATAATAGCTGGCAAACAATAGACTTAACAGCTTTAAATGCTAGTAACTTAACTTCTGGAACAGTACCAGACGCAAGATTTCCAGCAACGTTACCTGCTGCTAGTGGTGCCAACTTAACTGCATTAAATGCAAGTAATATTTCTTCTGGAACTCTTCCTAATGCTCGCCTTGCAACAACAGTTGTTGTAACTGGTTTAACTGCTACTTCTGCCACTATTACAACTTGCAATGCAACATCTTTTGTCGGAAGTGGTGCTTTACTTACTTCACTTCCAGCAGGTCAATTAACTGGAACTGTAGCAACAGCACGATTAGGTAGTGGTACCGCTTCAACTTCTACTTTTTTGAGAGGTGACAATAGTTGGCAAACAGTTTCAACAGGTCCAGGTACGGGTCAACAATATGTATATTTAGAAACTAGTAATAGTCCTAGTGATAGTGGAAGTAATACCTTTGCTGGTTATTTAGCTGGTGATGCTTTTACTAGTGGAGACCATACAGCACTATTTGGTAATCAAGCTGGTAGATCTATTACAGCAGCTGGTAATAGTTGTTTCTTTGGTTCTCATGCTGGTTATGCTACAACTACTGGTACTGACAATTGTGCATATGGACAATCAGCTCTTCATACTAATACAACTGGAGGAAGTAATGTAGCTATAGGAAGAAAAGCTTTACAATATAGTACTACAGCATCTGGTCAAGTTGCTATTGGGCAACAAGCTGCACAAAATAGTACAACTGCTGAATGGGTTACTGCTGTAGGTTATAAGGCAGCTAATGGATTAAATAGTGATTTTGTACAAGGTATAACTGCTATAGGTTATGAATCATTACTTGTTGCAGGAGCAAGTCAATCTTATTACAACACTGCAGTTGGTGCATTCACAGGACATGCATTAACAAGTGGAATGCGAAATACCTTTGTTGGTCATGAAGCAGGAAAAGCACAAACAACAGCTAGTTATAATACTTTTATTGGATCGAAATGTGGATTAGCTAATACAACAGGTGCTTATAACACTGCTGTAGGTTCTCAAGCTTTAGATGCAAATACTACAGGTTATACAAATGCTGCATTTGGTCAAGGAACTTTAACAGCAAATACAACTGGTTATCAAAATACTGCTATAGGCAGAGAGGCTTTATATACCGAAACAACAGGATTTAATAATGTAGCTCTTGGATTTCAAGCTGGAGTATTAATTACGACAGGACATAGTAATATCTGTTTAGGAAGTAGTGCTGGAGGCAATATTACGACAGGTAATTATAATATATGTATTGGAGATGATGTAGATGCAAGTTCAGCGACAGTAAGTAATGAGATAACTTTAGGTCATTCGGGTATAACTAAATTTAGAATCCCAGGTCTTAACTTCTCAATCAAAAATTCAACGGCTACCAATGATTATGTATTAACTGTTGACGCAAATGGTGATGCTGGTTGGGAAGCTGCTGGAGGCGCAGGTACAGGTGAAAGTTACGTCAAAATTAAAAATAACTCTGGTTCATTAGCTAATAACGGAAGTAATACTTATGTAGGTTATAACTCAGGAGGGTCATTAGCTAATGGTGCTGCTGAAAATGCTTTATATGGTTATGAGGCTGGATATGTCTTATCAACAGGTACTAATAACGCTTTCTTTGGTGCTGTAGCTGGTAGATATATCACAACAGGTAGCAATAATTCTGCTTTTGGACATGAAACCTTAAGATCACTAACAACAGGTAGTTCTAACACAGCTCTTGGTAAAGAAGCTCTTAGAACAGTTACGACAGGCGGTAGCAATGTTGCTGTTGGACATGATGCTTTAAAGGTTAATACTAACTCTGGTAATACAGCAGTAGGGGCATCTGCGTTGATGGCTAATACTACTGGAGGTTATCAAGTAGCAGTAGGACAGCAAGCTTTAAAAGCTAATACGACAGGAGTTAGCAACACGGCTGTAGGTGCAGATGCTGCTGATGCAGTTACAACTGGATCATATAACACTGTTTTAGGGTGGGAAGCTTTAACAGCTTGCACAACAGGAGAAAAAAATACTGCTGTAGGTGCAGAAGCTCTAGAGGCTGTAACAACAGGAAGCGATAACTGTGCTTTAGGTTATATAGCTTTGAGAGCTGTTACAACAGGTAATGACAATATTGGAATAGGAAAATGGGCAGGTCAAAGTATCACAACAGCAGATTCCAATATAGCAATCGGTGAGAGGGCTTTATACACAGTTACTACTGTATCAAATCATACAGCAATCGGTAATAATGCACTTTATGCAAATACTACAGGTGGTTCCAATGTAGCTGTTGGACATGAATCTTTAAAAGCAAATACTACAGGCTGGGAAAACGTATCCATTGGTACTTGGGCAATGTTGGCTAATACTACTGGAGGTTTTAATACAGCCGTAGGTTATAAATCATTAGACACAAATACCACAGGATCTAATAATACTGCTATTGGTAAAAGAGCTCTACAGGCTAACACTACAGCTGATAATAATACTGCATTGGGATACCACGCAGGTTTTGCTAATACAACAGGAACAGGTAATACTTTTATTGGAAGATCAGCAGGTATCACACAAACTACTCAAAACAGCAATACTTTTGTTGGAGGAAATTCTGGTGAATATAGTGAAGGAGCATCAAATACTGCTCTTGGTCTTTACGCTATGCGTAGTACCAATGGAAGTGCATCTGGTGGTAACAACGTTGCAATAGGAGCTAATAGTCTTAGAGTTGTTTCTACTTCATCTAATACAACATGTGTAGGTACAAGCTCTGGATACAGTCTAACTACTGGAACTAATAACGTATTAGTAGGAAGTATGTCAGGTTACGACATGACTACTGGCTACTGGAACGTTGCTTTAGGAACTTCTACTTTAGCTAATGTAACAACTGGAACCAGTAATGTTGCAGTAGGACATCAAGTGCTTGATGCTCTAACTACAGGATCTGAAAATACAGTAATAGGAAGAGAATCTGCAAGAAATCTTACAACAGGAAGTAATAATATCGTTATTGGAGAAGCGATAAATCCTACTTCAGCAACAGTTTCTAATGAGATAACTATAGGTAATGTCTCTAATGATAGATTCAGGATACCAGGTGTAAATTTTGATCTTAAAGATTCAACGGCTACTGAAGATTATGTTTTAACAGTTGACGCTAATGGTCAATGTGGTTGGGAAGCTGCTGCTGGTGGTGTTGCTGGAACAGCAACTACAAACCTAACTTCAGTTGGTTATAACGCTGCCGATGCAATAACAAGTGGTAGTGAGAACACTGCTTTTGGAGCTAAAGCTTTGTCTGGCTGTACTTCAGGTGGTAATAATGTTGCTCTTGGACATGAAACACTAGAGAATTTAACCACTGGTGAAAAGAATATTGCGATAGGTCATTCTGCAATGGGCAGCTCTAGTGCAGGAGTTTCTTATAACACAGCAGTTGGTCATAGAGCTTTAAGAGATAGCGAAGCTAATAACAACACAGGTATTGGTTATTTAGCTTTAACTGTAACGACATCTGGCTCTGATAATACTGCACTTGGTTATCAAGCTGGTAAGGCTGTAACGACTGGAGATTACAACGTTGCTATTGGTTCGGAAGCTTTAGATGCTTGCACTACGGGTGGAAGAAACGTGGCTATTGGTTTCAAAGCTTTAACGGCTCTTACAACACCTAATGATATTACTGCTATTGGTTATTACGCAGGTGAAGGCGTAACAACAGGAACAGGTCATGTATTTGTTGGAAGATGGGCAGGTGGAGCAGTTACTACAGCTACAAACAACACTTATGTTGGGTATGAGGCTGGTAACTATACAACTACTGGAAGTACTAATTCATCTTTTGGGTATCAAGCACTTAAAGCAAACACGACTGGAGCTGACAACACTGCTGTTGGAAAGGCTGCTCTGGATTCAAATACAACAGCTTCTTATAATACTGCTGTTGGTGCAGACGCTTTAGCTTCAAACACTACTGGAACTCAAAATAATGCGTTTGGTAAATCAGCTTTAGAGATGGCTACAACAGCTAGCTATAATCATGCGTTTGGCAATGGTGCTTTATATGCAGCAACAACAGGTGCTAACAATATTGCAATGGGCAAGGCTGCTTTAAATGTTTTAACGACAGGAAGTACCAATGTTGGAATAGGTCATTATGCTTTAACTGCTCTTACTACGGCAGCCGATTGTACTGCTGTTGGAGCTTATGCTTTAACTGCTAATACAGCAACAGGAAATACAGCGTTTGGATCAGATGCGTTAAGAGCTAATACTAGTGGTAATAACAATTTAGCCTGTGGACAAAATACTCTTAAAGTTAATACGACTGGAACAAATAATACTGCTGTTGGATCTAATGCTTTAGATTCATTAACTACAGGCGGATATAACGCAGCAATTGGTACCAATGCTATGAATGGTATGACTACAGGTAGTCATGCTGTTGCAATAGGTTATAACGCTGGTTCATCTACTACTGGTGCTGGACAATATGTTTTAATCGGAGCTAAATGTGGACCTCTAGCAACTTCAGCTAATAGTCCTGTTGGAATTGGTTATGAAGTTTTTCAATATCTAACGACTGGTGATTATAACACTGCTGTTGGTATGCACTCAATGAACCGTATTACAACAGGAGGATATAACACAGCATACGGTGCTTTCTCACTTATGTATGCCCAGACAGCTGCTTATAATACTGCTGTAGGTTATAAAGCTCTAGGCAATGAAACAGTTACTGGAAGTAACAATACAGGCATTGGTTCTTGGGCATTAAGAGACTTAACTTCAGGAGCTGGAAATACAACGGTTGGTTATAAATCTGGATATGCATTTACTACTGGAGCAAATAATACAGTCATTGGTTATCAAGCTGGAGACATATTAACTACAGCTACCGATTGTACTTTCGTAGGTCGAGATGCAGGTGGTGGAGTAACGACTGGTAGTTACAACACAGCTATCGGTGCAGAATCTATGATGGCTGCTGTTACTGGAACACATAATGTTTGTGTAGGAAGAGATAGTTTACGTGCCATCACTTCAGGTAGTACTAACATTGCAGTTGGTAATGACACAAATAGGCAGTGTACAACTGGTAATAATAATATAGCTATTGGTCATTATTCTTTATTTAGTAATATTGAACAAAATAGTAATGTAGCTATTGGTTATTACGCTGGTCAGGCATCAACAACAGCAAATCATTCAACTTTGGTTGGATACCAAGCTGGAGCAGCACTTACTACAGGAAACCATAATACTTTTATAGGACATGGTGCTGGTGATGCAGCAACTACTGGATATGAAAACGTTGCGATTGGATCTCTATGTTTTAGTTCAACTGGAGCAAATCCATATAAAAGTGTTGCAATAGGTTATAACGCTTTAACTCTTAGTACATCTAGTGGAAATATTGCTATAGGTTGCAATGCTGCAGCTGCAATGACTAGTGGAGAAGCTAACGTTGCTGTAGGTCTTAATTGTATGGACAATGCTACAACAGCACATACAAGTGTAGCAATGGGTAAATACGCAGGAAGAGCTATTACTACTGCTTATTTTGTAACAGCAATTGGAGGACATTCATTTGAAGACTGCACTACAGCTCCATCTAATACTGGACTAGGACATCAATCAGGTATGAATGTTACTACTGGTAATGGTAATACTTGTATTGGTAGAGGAGCAGGTGCAGATTTAGTTACAGGTAATAATAATACAATTTTAGGACAAGATGCGGAAGCTTCTGCAACAGATGTAGATAATGAATTTACTTTAGGTAATACTTCAGTTTCTACTTTACGTTGTCAAGTAACAAGTATTAGTTCACTTTCTGATAGACGAGATAAAACTGACATTAATACATTAGATTTAGGATTGAATTTTATAAATGCTCTTAAGCCAGTTAAATTTAAATGGAATTCTAGAGAAGGTATATTAAAAGACGGTACTTATGAAGCAGGTTTTATTGCTCAAGATTTCCAAGAAGTACAGAAAGATAATGATGCAGATTATCTTAATTTAGTTTTAGAGTCGAATCCAGAAAGACTTGAGGCAGCTCCTGGAAAACTAATTCCAATACTTGTGAAAGCAATACAAGATCTATCTGCTAAAAATATTGATTTGGAAAATAGACTTGCAGTATTAGAAGCAAGCTAAAAAGATACATTACTGCTAAAATTTATATATAAATATTGATTTTGTCATGGCTGAAAGAACTGCAGACGAAGTAGCACAAATTTTTTCTGCTGCTGGCGATAGCGTTACTCTTATAAATAGTATTGCTGCTCAATCTACAATTACTGATGACGACAAGGATACATTAAAAAGAAATGTAGATCATCTTGAAATCATTAAAGCATATAAAAAAGAAGACGGTACTACTAGCATTTGGACTAGTGAGGACTTTACTGCTCAAGATGCGGCTGTTACTCTTGGTAAATCTAAGTATTAAGGACTATAATTTGTCTAGTTACTTAATCCATTGTGGAAACTAAAGTGAAAGAAAAGATTGAAACTCTACAAAAAGAGTTAGAAGGTGTTTCTAATGCTTTCAGAGAAAAAGTAGAAGCTATTAATGAATTAACACAGCAAACAAATCAAATTAGATCAGAAGCTGCTGGATTAGAACAGCAAGCAATTGGTTTAAATAGAGCTATTGCTGAGTTAAATTCTTTAATTATAGAAACACCAGACGAATCAGCAGAAGTAAGACCTGCATAACTTATAAATATTTCCCAAGTCAACTAAAGCTAAAATTATATTAGAATAATAAGTTTTGGTTGCTAAATGGCATATTTAGGACAATCCCCAATAACTGGAAAATATAGTCTTTGTGATAACATTTCCAGTGGATTTAATGGTAGTACGACTAGTTTTGCTTTAACAGTTAATGGTGATGCTGTTTCCCCTGGAACAGCTGCTAATTTATTAGTTTCTTTAGGAAATGTTATTAAGCAACCTGGAACAGATTACAATGTTTCAGGTTCTAGTATTGTCTTTACAAGTGCTCCAGCAAATGGAACGGCATTCTTTGCAACAGTTTTAGGAGATAGTTATTCAGTTGGAATACCATCAGATAATTCAGTAACACCTGCATCCATTGCTGCTACAGGTGATTTTACTTTTCCAGCTGATATTCGTTTAAAAGATGCAGATGGATCTAATTATGTAGGATTTCAATCAGCAAGTACTGTCGCTAGTAATATTGTTTGGACTTTACCTAATGCTGATGGAAGTTCTGGTCAAGTTTTACAAACTTCAGGGAATGGAACTTTAAGTTGGGCAACAGTAGATTTAACTGCATTAAACGCAAGTAATTTAACATCTGGAACAGTACCTGATGCTCGTTTTCCTGCGACATTACCTACTGCTAGTGGTGTAAATTTAACAGCTTTAAATGCGTCTAACCTTTCATCTGGAACAGTTGGAACAGCAAGACTTGGATCGGGAACAGCTTCAAGTTCTACGTTCTTAAGAGGTGATGGCAGTTGGCAAGCTGTTGGTACTGGTACAGGTGAAACTTATGTAAAATTAAACGTTTCTGGAGCACTTTCTAACACAGGAACCAATACATTTGCAGGTTATAACTCAGGTAACGGTCTAGCTAATGGAGCTGTTGAGAATACTTTTTATGGATATGGTACTGGATTTGCAACTACGACAGGGGATAATAATTGTTTCTTTGGGGCTGTAGCAGGTTATTCTAATACAACTGGTGGCAACAACGTTGCATTTGGACGTGATGCATTAAGACATAATGTTAGTTCTAATCATAATACTGCGATTGGTGATCAGGCTTTAAGAGTTGCTACTGGAACCAGTAACACAGCCGTTGGTTCGGCATCTTTAATTGCTCTTACAACAGGAACTTACAACTCTGGTTTTGGTTATCAAGCTTTAGTTAGCGTAACTACAGGAGGTGAGAATACTGGTATTGGTTTAATGGCTTTGAATAGCATAACAACAGTTGGAGGTGGTGTAGCTGTTGGTGCCTATGCATTAAGAGATACAACAATAGGCAACCAAACTGCAGTTGGTTATAAAGCTTTTCGTAGTTGTACAACAGGAAGTCAAAACACAGGAGTTGGTTTTGAAGTTGGAATAGTTACAAGTACGGCAACTAATAATGCTTTATTAGGCTATCAAGCTGGTACTGCGTTAACTACAGGAAGTAATAATACGGGAATTGGTTCTCAAGCTTTAGCAGCAAACACTACAGCTGATAATAATACTGCACTTGGTTATCAAGCTGGAACTGCAATAACAACTGGTGTTCAAAACGTAGCTATTGGTCAAGAGGCACTTAAAGCTTGTACTACATCTCTAGGAAATATTGCTATAGGTGCACAAGCATGTAAATTAACGACAGGGCAACAAAATACAGGTATTGGACAATTTGCTTTACTACTAAATACATCAGGAACATATAGTACTGGAATTGGAGCTAATTGTTTATATAATTCAACAGGTAGTTATAACACAGCATTAGGAGGTAGAGCTGGTTATGCTGTAACCAGTGGAGCTGATAATACACTGATTGGTTATCAAGCTGGTACTTCTGGAACTAATAATTTAACAACTGGTTCAAATAATATTCTTATCGGTCACGATGCTACTCCTAGTTCTGCAACAGTTTCTAATGAGATAACTTTAGGTGATTCAGCAATTACCAAGTTCAGAGTTCCTGGTCTTAATTTTAGTATCAAAGATAGTACAGCTACAGATAATTATGTATTAACTGTTGATGCTAATGGAGATGCTGGTTGGGAAGCTGTATCTAGTTCTGATACAACATATACTATATCTGCTGTAGATGGTGATACAGCAGCTTCTGAGAAAATTAGGCTTACTGATAGTAGTTCAAATACAGATGATGTTGTTTTATCTGCTGGTACTGGATTATCAGTTTCTAGATCTAGTGATACGATAACTTTTTCAACTAATGGAACTGAGTCATCCGATGCTCAATCTAATACTATATTTGGTAAATGGGCTGGTTTAAACTTTAGTGGAACTAATGCTAACCGTAATACATTAGTTGGTAGTAATGCTGGTAATGGTATTAGTAGTGGAGACGACAATACAGCAGTTGGAAATTGGGCTTTCGATGGAGGAGATGGCAACCGTAATACAATGGTGGGGGCGCAAGCAGGAACTGATATAGATGGAGCTGACGATAATATAGGAATTGGATATAAAGCTTTCGAAAATTTAGAGACTGGAGATAAAAATATTGCGATAGGTAATGAAGCACTTAAAACTCTTACAACAGGAACAGAAAACGTTGCTATTGGTTATAAAGCATTAGAAGATATTTGGTCATCAACTAAAAATACTGCTGTTGGTCATCAAGCTTTAATGGATTTATCAACAGGTGTAGAAAATACTGCAGTAGGTCATAATGTAGCAAAAACTTTAACAACAGGTAGTAATAATACTGTTCTAGGTATGCAAGGAGGAACATCACTAACAACAGCTAGTGAGAATACTTTTATTGGACATTATTCTGGATATACCAGTACTACTGGAAGTTGGAATACCGCAATTGGAAGTAGGACCTTATATACAAATAGTACTGGTTACAACAACACAGTAATTGGATATAACGCAGGTTATGCAAGTACAACTGCTAATAATAATGTATTCATATCTAGAGATTCTGGTAAAGCAATTACTACAGGTGGTCAAAATATTGCTATTGGAACCTTTTCATTACAAACAGCTACAACAAGTACTAATATCGTAGCTCTTGGTCACGGTTCTCTACAAAAAACAACAACTGGAACTTCAAACGTAGCTGTTGGTAGAGATAGTCTACATGAAAATACAACTGGAAGTGAAAATACAGTAGTTGGTAATGCAGCTGGTGATGCAATAACTACAGGTGCAAAACATGTAGCTATTGGGGCTACATCCCTAAGTGCTATAACAACAGCAGATGCTTGTGTAGCAGTAGGATTTGAAGCGATGGCTAGTACAACTGGCCTTAGAAATACTGCAGTAGGTTATCAAGCTTTAAAAGATTTAACTACTGGTACTACTAACGTAGGAATTGGAGTAGGTGCAGGAGATAATTTAAGAACAGGTAGTAATAATATCTGTATTGGAAACTTTACATACGCAAGTGCATCAGATGTAAGCGATGAAATAACTCTTGGAAATAGCAGTACTACCAAATTTAGAATTCCTGGTCTAAACTTCTCAATTAAAGATAGTACGGCTACTGATAATTATGTTCTAACAGTAGATGCAAATGGTGATGCTGGATGGGAAGCAGCAGGTGGTGGTCCAGGTACAGGTCAACAATACGTCAACTTAGAAACCAGCAATAGTCCTAGTAATAGTGGAGTTAATACATTTGCTGGTTATCAAGCTGGTAATGGTTTAAGTACAGCAGATCATACAACACTTTTCGGATATCAAGCTGGTAAAGCAATCGCAGCAGCTGGCAACAACTGTTTCTTTGGATCTAATGCTGGTTTAAAGACAACTGGTGGTGATAACTGTGGTTTTGGACAAGGAGCTTTAGAAGACAATACTTCAGGATCAGATAATATTGCAGTGGGTAGACGAGCTTTATACAGCTTAACTACTACATCAGGTCATGTTGCGATAGGAAAAGAAGCTCTAAAATCACTCACAACAGGTACAGATAACACAGCAATAGGGTATCAAGCTGGTGATGCAATCACTACAGGAACACAAAATGTTTGCATAGGAAATAATGCAGGTTCTGCTCTTACAACAGTTAGTCACTGTGTATTTATTGGAAAAGATTCAGGTCAACTTGCAACAGGCAATGGTAATACTGGGGTCGGATTAGATGCTTTAAGAAATGTTACTGGAACAAGCAATACTGCTGTAGGAATTCGTGCTGGAGACGCAGTAACTACAGCTACTGATTGTACTTTCTTAGGTAGAGATGCAGGTGGTGGCGTAACTACAGGAAACTACAACATGGGTCTTGGTCCAGAATCCATGATGGGTACTGTTACTGGAACTCATAATGTAGTAGTTGGTAGAGATGGTTTACGTGCCCTTACTTCTGGTGCTTACAACGTTGGTGTTGGTAATGATGTTATTAGACAAGTAACAACTGGCTCTAACAATATAGGTTTTGGAAACCAAGCAGGATATAGCTTAACAACTGGATACTCTAATGTTGCTATAGGAAGTGATGCTTTATATACCGAAACTACAGGTTATGGAAATATTGCAATAGGAAAAGATGCTTTTAAACTTCTTGCAAATGAAAGTACTAATAATGTTGCGATTGGTAATGGTGCATTAGATGCACAAACAACTGGAACGATTACAGAATTTGTAGCTGTTGGTTATCGAGCATTAGGAGCACATGATAGAAATGCAAGTAATAGTTCTTGTACTGCTGTAGGTGGTTCTGCTTTAGCTCAATGTACAACTGGAGATAGAAACACAGCAATTGGTGGTAGATCTTGTGAAGATTTAACTACTGGTAGTTATTCTGTATTCGTAGGCCAAGCTTCAGGATTCAAAGTTACAACAGGTTCTTGGAATATAGGTATTGGATATAGTGTTATGCATGCTGCAGCTGTAACTGGTTCAAGTAATGTTGCTATTGGTGGAGAAGCATTAGATGAATTAACGTCAGGAGGAAATAATACAGGTGTTGGTCATTATGTTTTACATGAAATAACGACAGGATCAAATAATACGGGTGTGGGTGCTTATGCTTTACAATTGAATACAACTGCAAGTAATAATGCTGCATTTGGATGCAATGCATTAAAAGCTACTACTACTGGAGCTAATAATACTGGACTTGGTATTGATTCAGGCTATACCCAAACTACTGGACAAGATAATACATATATTGGTTATAGATCTGGCTTTGTATCAACAGCTGATGATAATACATTTATTGGTTCTAAATCAGCTTATTCGAATACAAGTGGTGCAGCTAATACATTTATTGGTAAAGATGCTGGCTATGCAAATACTACTGGTGGTAGCAATGTATTTATTGGTAAAGATGCAGGAGAAGTTAATACAACAGGTGAAGCTACTGTTGCTATTGGTGCTGAAGCTTTACTAGCTAATACAACTGGAGGATGGAATGTTGCTATAGGAAAATATGCTTTAAAAGCTAATACGACTGCTTCGCAAAGTGTAGCTATTGGATATAAAGCAGGTGAAACAATAACTACTGCTAGTCAAATTACAGCTGTTGGTAATCTAGCTTTAGAAAAATGCACTGGAAGTCATAACACTGCTGTAGGATGTTTTGCTGGTGATGCTATAACTAGTGGTGAAGGAAATACTGCTTTAGGACGTAACGCATTAAGTAATTTAACAACAGGTCTAAATAATACTGCAATTGGATTAGGTGCCACTGCTAGTTCAACAACAGTATCTAATGAAATAACTTTAGGTAATAGTTCAATATCAACCTTACGTTGTCAAGTTACAAGTATTAGTTCATTATCTGATAGGAGAGATAAAACAGATATTAACACTTTAGATTTAGGATTAAATTTCGTTGATGCTCTTAAGCCAGTTAAATTTAAGTGGAATTCTAGAGAAGGCATACTAAAAGACGGTACTTACGAAGCAGGTTTCATTGCCCAAGATTTTCAACAGATACAAAAAGATAATGATGCTGATTACCTTGATTTAGTTTTAGAATCAAACCCTGAAAAACTGGAGGCCGCTCCAGGTAAATTAATACCAATTCTTGTAAAAGCAATACAAGAATTATCAGCTAAAGTAAAAGCTCTTGAATCTGCATAAAGATTATTTGTGGTTAATATAAGAAAGTATCTAGGTTTTTATTATGCAGAAAATAATTAATGTACTTTCTGTTGCGTCTTTCGTTATATCTGCTTCCGTTGTTGGGACTGGTATATATGTATATGCGAATAAGGATGCAATAATTGATTCAGCTAAAGAAAAAATTATGGGTCAAGTTGGTGCAATTGCTGGTGATGCAGTTAAAGATTTAATTCCTAGTCCAGAATTACCTAGAATGACTGGTCCTGTAGCACCAAGAAGTACTAGAAGTGGATTAGGAGTACCTCAGTTCTAATGGTAGAAATACCAGAAATTGGTATTCATAATATTGGAATAAGAACAACTGAGATACCAGACTACGATTTAAATTTAAAGCAAAATATTCCTAAAACTCCTCCTGTAACTTTAAGTATTGGTTCTCCAATTATCGAGTTACCTGGATGTGTTGAATATAACCCTGGCAATAAAAAATCAAATCAATTAGTTGATGATGATCCAAGAGGGAATCGAGTGCTATGTGATGGTACGGTTCCTAGTTATGATCCAATGAATTATGAACCAGAACAATTAATACTCACTAAACCAGCTGAAGTACCAATGGTACCTTTAGATAACAATGAAATAGTTAAACCTTCTACAAAAGTACCCCCTACACCTCCTCCTAAAATTATTTGTCCCCCAATTGACGCTCCTATAGTCGGTTCTAAAGTTGAAGGCAATAAAAAGATAAGTGGATATGAAGTACAAAATGATCGGTGTATAACTCTTTACGAAGAGATTCCTATTGTTGAACAAGTTATAGAAGCATTACCTACAGCTGGAGCAGTTACAGCAACAGCATCTATTGCTCTTGTGGCAACGACATCGGCAGTCCTAGCAAAGCCGCTGGCTGATTTGATTTTGAAGGGGATAAAGCCTTTGATAAAAACTGCGATAAAGAAAATCCAGAAGTTGCTTGGGAAGAATCCAGAGAAGTTGAATCGTTCTGAGATTGTGGCAAATCAGTATCGTCAGAAGAAGGATTTACCTCCTTTGAAGAAGAAGAAGGCGAAGAAATAGTATGTTGATGCTGCGGTATAACTCCATGGGGGTTAGTAACAACAATATCCTCGCAAATCTTGAAAGAGGAGCTGGAAGGATGGAAGGATACTCCAAGTCTTTTTTGCTCAGCACAATGTTTAAGTCTCGCAAATTCAAAGTCTAATCGTTTATTTGCTAATATTTGTTGAGTTAATTGTGTTTGTGTGGAAGCAGCTCTTAAACATCCTTCATGATGTCGTTTATCTAAAGGTATTGATATGGTTGCACTAATACCTAGTGATAGATTGTTATTTGCTTTCTGTCCTGTTCTTGTTGGGACATAATATAAAATATTCCCTGGATTATTTAAATTTCCATCATCATCTGTAGTCATATCATAAACAGGAGAATCCCAATATCCCTCATAAGGATCTTTCCAAGAATTGCTTCCCGTTACAAATGGAGTGATATTTAAAGTTGGTCCTTGACATGAAACTCCATTGCCATAGGTATTAGTTATATATGGACCTTGCAAAACTTGAATAGCTTGATTTGTTACAGATCCAGACGAATTTGCAACAGGAGCAGCAGATGCACTAACACCACCAACACTTTCTGCACGTACTGACTGAGGTAATAGTGATAATGCATTAAGCAGAACCAATAAAATATATTTTACTGACTGAAGGTTGAAACCGTGTCTGTCACTGAATTTATTTCTGTTTCTCTCGTTATTACGGTATGAGATTTCAGCCCTGGTTGGCTTAGTGATGAAGTGAATTGCCATGGCTGACTTGTATCTTTAATCGTAAAATTCGGCATATTGGTAGCATCTAATCCAGTCCATGTTGATACCACTCCATTCACTGTATTAGAATTTGAGACTGCTGCAGGTAATAGACTATCAGCATCTGTAGTTATATTATTCCCAGTCAAGGTCATTTGCCAACCAGATTGATATTCAATAACTGAAATAACCTCTGAAACTTTACTAGTAGTCTCTGTATGAGATGTCATCGAACCACTTTGAAAATTTGGCGTGACAGGAACAGATAAAGCAGGGATTGGTGCTAACAATAAAAGCAGTAAAAGCCGCTTCATGATTAACTATAAGGTATTTCTCTGTTATTTACTATTTTCATTCCTTTGATATTATCTTCTGCATAATGATGACCAAAATCTATAATGTCATGCAATAAAGTAACGGTACCAGGAGTAAAATCTCCTTTTCTTAGTCTGTCATAAACTTGTCTAGTAGTAATTTGATCAGACATCAATTGATTTCTAATTTGGTTATAAACCTTCCTGTCATTAGCATTTGGTTGTGGTGGTAAATTAGACATATCTACTTAGCGACTACTTCACTAACAAATTGCCCCACCACCGATGTGTTGCTGCCTCCAGCTGTTAAGGTCAGAACGCCCGAACTCAAAATAGTTCCTGCGAGTGAACCTTTAACACCACCCGATTGAGTTGTGGTATTACCAAAAGCTGGCATGTCCACAACTAAACCATCAGCACTAACGTCAACACCAGCTCCCATTGCAGCTATTGCATCTCCCTGAGTAAATGATTCAGAAAAACTGAAGGCTGAATTATCAACTCCAATATC